CTGAGTGTATCCTGGGTCGTCACCACCACATTATTGGTGATAAATTTAACAGGATTGCCCAGGGTAAGCTCAAGCGTCTAATTGTTTGTTTACCTCCCAGGCATTCAAAGTCAGAATTTGCTTCGACGTTTCTCCCAGCCTGGATGATGGGCTTGAGGGGAGATCTCAAGATAATCCAGACAACGCACACCGCAGAGCTTGCGGTACGGTTTGGTCGTAAAGTCAGAAACATCATTGACAGCGAGGACTACCAGCACGTTTTCCCAGAGCTAAAGCTGCAGTCAGACAACAAAAGCGCAGGCCGATGGACTACTAACCAGGAAGGTGAATCCTTCTATGCGGGTGTTGGTGGAGCCATCACGGGTCGTGGTGCTGATCTTTTAATTATTGATGACCCCCATTCTGAGCAAGATGCGCTGTCGCCAACGTCGATGGACATGGCTTATGAGTGGTACACCTCTGGTCCAAGGCAGCGATTGCAGCCTGGAGGAATCATTGTCATTGTAATGACCAGGTGGAGTACAAAAGACCTAGTGGGCAAGGTCCTTAAAAAGCAGGGCGATGAGCATGCTGACCAGTGGGAGGTTGTAGAATTTCCTGCCATTATGCCTGAGTCTGAAGAGCCCTTATGGCCTGAGTTTTGGAAGAAGGAGGAGCTGCTAAGTGTTAAAGCTTCTCTACCTATTGCCAAGTGGAATGCACAGTGGATGCAGCAGCCTACCGCACAGAGTGGCGCCATAGTTAAAAGAGAGTGGTGGCAGATGTGGGAAGACGAGAGAGTACCGTCCTACAGCTACATTATCCAATCCTATGATACTGCCTTCTCTGCTAAGGAAACAGCTGACTATTCTGCTATTACAACCTGGGCAGTTTTTGAGCCAGAAGCGGAAGGTCCAGAGGCCATTATGCTGCTGGATGCTAAGCGTGTTCGTTTAGACTTTCCAGAACTGAAGAAATTGGCGTATGATGAGTATAAATATTGGGAGCCGGACTGCGTACTGATTGAAGCAAAAGCAAGCGGCACCCCTCTAACGCAGGAATTGCGTAGGATGGGCATACCAGTCGTGGCGTATACACCGAGTAGAGGCCAGGATAAGATAGCTAGAATGAACTCGGTAGCCCCTATATTTGAATCTGGAATGGTGTGGGCCCCAGAAGAAGCTTTTGCAGACGAAGTGATTGACGAGATGGCAGCCTTTCCATTTGGTGAGCATGACGATTTCTGTGATAGTGCTACAATGGCATTAATGCGGTTTAGGCAGGGTGGATTCCTAAGCTTAGAATCTGATTATAAAGACGAGGCCCAATTCTTAAATAGAGGCAGGGTGGTATATTACTAATGGCTATTGAAAAAAGAAATTTAGGTACTGAGGACGACGGAGATATTATTACGTTGGGTTCTAGCATGGAAGTTATGCAGGAGCCATCTCGCCAGGACATGATATCCCAGGCCGCAGAGATCTTGGTTACAGAAAAAGATATCCTGGTGGATGATGAAATTGATGCAATGGAAGAGACGCTGCAGGTTGATTTTAACGCCAACCTGGTAGAATTCCTGGATAAATCAGATCTAAATATGTTAGCTGGAGATGTTCTTGAGTCTATTGATGCAGATAAAGAGTCTCGCAGCGACTGGGAAAAGACATACACAGATGGACTAAAGTATCTGGGCATGAAGTTTGATGACGCTAGGTCTACCCCTTTCCAGGGAAGCTCCGGTGTTATTCACCCCATTCTTGCAGAAGCTGTTACGCAATTCCAGGCACAGGCTTATAAAGAGCTGCTTCCGGCTAAAGGTCCAGTTAAGACAGAGATCATGGGTGCACGGACACCTGAAGTTGAAGCTCAGGCTGATCGCGTCCAAGAGTTTATGAACTTCTATATTATGAACGTAATGAAAGAGTACGATCCAGAGCTGGATATGCTTTTGTTCTATCTGCCCCTGGCAGGATCTGCGTTTAAGAAAGTCTACTATGACACGGTTAAGAAACGTGCATTGTCAAAATTTATCATGCCGCAAGACCTAATAGTCCCTTATGAGGCCACAGATTTAACCTCGGCTGAACGTGTTACTCACGTTTTAAATATGTCTAAGAACGAGATCCGAAAGCAGCAGCTTTCTGGATTCTATGCGGACATAGAGCTCAAAGGCGGCGGCCAGCACTTTAGTCGTTCTGAGATTGAAGAGCAGATTGATGATATTGAAGGTCAATCACCCAGTTACCAGGAAGATAGAGATCATGTAGTGTATGAGACTCATTGTGTTCTGGACATACCAGGCTTTGAGGATATTGGAGAAGATGGCGAAGAGACTGGGTTAAAACTACCTTATATTGTTACGATTGATGACGGCAGCCAACGTGTTCTGTCTATTAGACGTAACTACCTTGAAAATGATCCGTCGAAAGAGAAGATCAACTTCTTTGTCCAGTACAAGTTTTTACCAGGTCTAGGCTTTTATGGCTTAGGTCTTAGCCACATGATTGGCGGTATATCTAAGGCTGCTACGTCTATACTTCGGCAGCTGATTGACGCCGGAACCTTGGCCAACCTCCCAGCTGGATTTAAAGCCCGCGGCATGCGGATACGCGATGAAGATGAACCGCTGCAGCCAGGTGAGTTTAGAGATATTGATACTACTGGAGCGTCACTAAAAGACAACCTAATACCGCTGCCAATTAAAGAACCAAGCAACGTATTGCAGGGCATGCTCTCAATGCTGGTTGATTCAGGCAAGCGGTTTGCCAGTATTGGCGACATGAACATAGGTGATTCTAACCAGGCTATGCCTGTAGGCACTACCGTAGCTCTTTTGGAGCGTGGTACTAAGGTAATGTCTGCGATCCATAAGCGCCTGCATTATTCGCAGCGCATGGAGTTTAATCTTCTTGCTCAAGTATTTGCAGAGTATCTTCCTCCCAGCTATCCATACCAAACTGGAAGTGGGCCCCAGGAGATTAAAGGCGAAGATTTTGATGGCCGTGTAGATATTATTCCGGTCAGTGATCCCAACATATTCAGTCAGAGCCAGAGAATTACCTTGGCGCAAGAGCTGTTGCAGATGGTGCAGAGCAATCCTGAGATCCACGGTCCTAACGGGATGTATGAGGCGTACCGAAGAATGTATGCCGCCCTGGGTGTGGATAACGTAGATGCTTTATTGCAGCCACCGCCACCGCCACCACCGCCACCTATGCCGGTTGATGCGGGAATGGAGAATGCTGGATTTATGATGGGTCAGCCTGCTAATGCTTTCCCACCACAGAATCACCAGGCACACATTGATACGCATAGATCTTTATTTATGACTGATGTTGTAAAGACTAACCCTCAGCTGCAGGGAGCTATTTTGTCTCACATGATGCAGCACCTGCAGTTTATGGCAACTGAAGGAGCGCAAGAGCAGATGCCTCCAGAGGTTCAAGAGCAGATACAGCAGATGGAGCAGCAGTTACAGTCAGGCCAGGTGCCAGAAGAACAAGCAGCGTCTATGCCTGCAGATATTCAAATGATGAAAGAGGGCTATGCGGCGCCAATTATGGCACAGCTAACTCAGGATCTACTTGCATCGCTGGATACTGGATCAGAAGAAGATCCATTGGTTGCCATACGGCAGCAGGAACTACAATTGAGAGATAAAGAGATAGACCAAGATGCTGAGCAGTTTGACAAGAAACAGGACTCTAGGCAGAACGAAAGCCTTCAGGATGTTTCTATAGCTCAGCAGCGAATCAATACGACTAAGCAGGTCGCTGATGATAAGTTGGGTATCGCTGAACAGCGACTAGACCAGCAAGCTAATCTAAAGCTGGCCGAAATGAGAGCCAAATTTGGAGGTATAAGATGACTACAAGTTATGTTTTAGAAGCGCGGCAGGAGCTAAAGCGAATCAAACAAATTGAGCGTGCAGCAGAAATTTTAATCCAGGAGCAAGCGGTCCAGGCTAAAATTGATGAAGCCAAAACAATCGCCGACTGGGCTGCTTCAAAAGAAGATCGCGTAAGCGGCGTCTATAAGGCACCGGTTGCTGCAGAACCTGTAGAGATGGAGCGCGCTAGAACTGACGCGGGACACTTTATAGCCGATGACCCAGAAACCCCTGATGTAAATGAGGCGTATGTGCCTAAAAAGAAAGCTGCACCTAAGAAGAAGGCTGCCGCAAAACCTAAAGCAAAAGCTAGGAGTAAGAAGTAATGCCATTAGATAAAGGTAAAAAATCAATCGGTAAGAACATTAAGAAGCTTCGCTCAGAAGGCAAGCCCCAGGCTGAGGCAGTAGCTATTGCTATGAAGACTGTCAAAGGCATGAAGATGGGTGGCGAAGTTAAGCGCATGAAGACTAGAGGCACTGGCGCCGCGACTAAAGGTTTGCACTATTACGAGAAGACCTGATGGACGAGTTAAATCTGGCTAGTCGTTTAAAAAGGACTATTTCTGACCGCAAGGGTCAGATTCAGGAAGTGCTGATGGGTGGTATGCTCAAAGATATAGATCATTATAAAAGTTTGCAAGGTCAACTAGAAGTGTTAAACTTAGTAGAAATGACCATAAAAGACTATTATAAGGAGAACAAGTTTGAGTAAGAAAAAATCCAGTATTGACAGTGCTTATGTAGAAGGTGATGAGAGAACCTTAGATCCTCGCTTGATAGACCTAAGCCTGGTGGAAAGAATGCCTACCCCTACCGGTTGGCGTATGCTTGTTTTACCTTATGCCGGACAGGGCCAAAGTAAGGGCGGAATTGCCTTAACCAAAGAAACCTTGGACCGTGAAGCCCTGGCAACGGTTGTTGCTTATGTAGTCAAAGTAGGACCCCTATGTTATGGCGACAAAGCCAAGTACGGTGATAAGCCGTGGTGCGTCGAGAAAGAGTGGGTTCTTATTGGTCGATACTCTGGTGCCAGGTTCAAGTTAGAAGATGGCGCTGAAGTCCGCATTATCAATGACGATGAAGTTATTGGTACTATCTTAGATCCAGACGACATAGTGAGCTTCCGATGATAGAAAATAACCAGGCTGAAGAGCTAGAAAAAAACGAAGAAATTGACATTGAGATTGTTGATGATCCTGTAGAGGAGTCGGAGTTTAAGTCAAGCCCCGATGATGAGCTAGAGACATATACCAAGTCGGTTAGCAAACGAATCAACAAGCTTAATGCCAAGAATAAACAGGCAGAAGATCGTGCATCGCAGCTAGAGCAAATTGCTATGGCTAAAGAGCAAGAGCTTCAGCAGTATCGCGCTTACACCGCTCAGCAAGATAATGTGGTTCTTAATAAAGAGGCTGAGGCGCTTCAAGCAAAAGAAGCCCAGGTAGACGACGTTTACAGGAAGGCCGTCCAGAGTGGCGACGCTGATCTTATGTCTAAAGCGGCTACATTGAAGAATGATATCTCTATTCAAAAAGAACGCCATCGCGTCAATCTGGCACGGGCTCAGGCAGAAACGCCAGCCCAGGTCCAAGACCAGGGGCAGTATCAAACTTATAATCAGCAGCAAGGCCAGCAGCAACAGCAGCAGCAAGTAACTTCTGAGCCTACTAGCGAAGCCTTAACCTGGCATGAGCGAAACCAGTGGTATGGTAACGGTGAAGATCAGGAACATTTGCAGGCAACTCAGTTTGCTTACTTCACTCACTTTAATTTAATCAATGAAGGCTTTGAGCCTGACAGTGACGATTATTACTCTCAATTGGACACCCGCGTGGGAAAAGTATATCCTAAACTTATTGGTGCTGAAAATAGCAACGATAATGCTGTACAAAATGGAAGCAGGCCCGCCGTGCAAAGAGTCTCTTCCTCCGCTTCCCCTGGCGGACGGCAACAAACACGAGGCAATAAAAGCGGTGTTACTTTTAGTAATTCTGAAGTTGAAAGGCTTCGAGGCTTAAAGCCGCATAACATGGCTATGGAGACATGGTTACGTCATGTAGCGAAAGAGAAGCAAAAAATCTCAGCAAAGGAGCAAAAGTAAAATGACAGAATCTAAAGCAAACCGTAACTCGCGTGAAAGTGGAGTGCACGATAATCAGACTCGACGTAAACCGTGGCGACCTGTACGAAAGCTGGAAACACCTGAACCACCTCCTGGTTATACCTACCGGTGGATTAGGGAATCTATGTTGGGAGCGGAAGACAGAAGTAACGTCTCCCGCCGCATTAGAGAAGGATGGGAACTCGTAAGAGGCACCGATCTTCCTCCAGAGTGGGCTGAAAGCCTACCGACAATGGATAACGGCAGACATGCTGGCGTCATATATAACGAGGGACTTCTTCTCGCAAAAATGCCTAATGAAACAATTAACGAGCGGCGCGATTATTACGATGGTAAGACTCAAGCAGCTAAAGACGCTCTGGACAATACTATGTTCGGGGATGCTCAAAAAGATAATCGTTATGTTAAGTATGATGCTAAGCGGGATGCCCAGGTAACTTTTGGACGTAGATGAGGTAATTCAAAATGGCGAATAAAGACGCTGCATTTGGAATGAAGCCAGTCAGAATGATTGGTGGTGCACCCTACTCCGGCGGTCAGAGTCGATATCGTATTGCAAATGCATATGACACAAGCATATTTCAAGGCGATATGGTAGCTCAGGTCACTGGTGGTGGAATAGCTGTACATGCTGACGGAGGCACAGTGCCTATCGTTGGTGTTTTTAATGGTTGTCAATTCACGGACCCCGCCTCTGGCGAGCAAGTGTTTAGCAACTTTTTCCCAGCCGATACAGCCGCTGACGACATCATAGCTTTTATTATTGATGATCCGATGGTTGTTTTTGAGATACAAGCTGATATTGCTTATCCTATCGCAGACTTGTTTGGAAACCATGACATCGTTTATACAACGGCTGGTTCTACCAAGACTGGTATCTCTGGAGCTGAATTGAAGGTTTCTGATGGTGGAACTGCCACAACATTGGCTGTTAAAGCTATAGACATCTCTCAAGATCCATCTAACTCAGATGTCGGGTCAGCACATACTAATGTGTTGGTAACTATACAAAACCATCTATTCGGCGTTAAAGGCGCTGGTTTAGCTTAATTAAGGAGAGTAACTAATGGCTATTTCACGAGCACAACTCGCAAAAGAGCTAGAGCCAGGTTTAAACAGCCTCTTCGGTATGAGCTATGACAGCTACGAAAAAGAGTACGAGGAGATCTTTGCTATTGAAGATTCTCAGCGTGCCTTTGAAGAAGAAGTATTGATCACTGGTTTTGGTGCAGCACCAACTAAGACGGAAGGCCAAGGCGTTGTTTTTGACAATGCTTCTGAGTCTTATTCAGCACGTTATACCCACGACACGATTGCCCTGGCATTCGCTCTAACTGATGAAGCAGTAGAAGATAATCTCTATGATTCACTTGGTAAGCGTTATGTTAAAGCTCTCGCTCGCTCTATGGCTAACACCAAAGAGGTTAAGGGTGCAGACGTACTTAACAATGCATTCTCTGCAAGCTTCACTGGAGGAGATGGTGTTTCTATGATTAACACTGCTCACCCATTGGCCGGCGGCGGAAATGCAGCTAACCGTGCAACCACTATGGCGGACTTGAACGAGACTTCTTTGGAAGATGCGTTGATTGATATCAGCACATTTACCGATGATAAAGGTCTTACTATCTCAGTCCAAGCCACTAAGTTGGTTGTACCTCCTCAGCTAGTGTTTGTTGCTGACCGTATCCTGAACTCGCAACTGCGTTCTGGTACTGCTGACAACGACGTAAACGCTATCAAGAACACAGGCGTTTTGCCTGGTGGCTACACGGTCAATCATTACCTGACTGACCCTGACGCCTTCTTCTTGCTTACTTCTGTCACTGAAAGTGGCGAAGGTCTCAAGATGTTCCAGCGTACTGCTATGGAAACCAATATGGAGCCTGACTTCAGCACAGGAAACATTCGATATAAGGCGCGTGAGCGTTATTCGTTTGGTTTCTCTGACTGGCGTGGCATTTACGGGTCGCAAGGCGCGTAACAACCATGTTGTATCTAAAGGGACCTTCGGGTCCCTTTTTTTATGCTTTGCTTTTTTCTGTCATTCCTTTAAACTGATATCACCGTGAAAACTTATTTCACACCGACAGACACGGCTGACGCTTACGGAGACGGTGTGAATACAATCTCTCGTAAGGAGAAATAAAATGAGCAATACAACTTTTAGCGGGCCAGTGCGCTCGCAGAATGGTTTTTCAGATATCACAGTAGCTGCCAACACTGGCGTTGAAACTACTAACTCTACTTATGGCAACAACGCTTCTATTGGCGGTACTCTTAAAGCTAAACGCTCTGTAGTCAAAACTTGGGAAGCCACAGCAGCAGTCTCAGATACTTTAGCTATCGCTGATTCCGGTGCTATTGTTCTGATTCACGGAACCCTAGATAATGTTATTACTTTACCCGCCGCCGCTACTTCAACAGAAGGCGCGTATTTTGACTTCTTAGTAACTACCGCTGTAGGTTCTGGTAAAACAACGACTATTGCTATTCCTGCTGCAACAGGTAGTACTTTCTTGGCTCAAACGCAACTAGCAGCAGGTACTGCGGCTAACCCCGTTATTACAAACTCAGGTGATACTTTTACCTTTGTAGCTGGTTCAGGAATAGGGTCTAGGTGCCGTATTACTTGTATCACTGCGGTAACTGGTGGTAAGCAAGTATGGATGGCAAGCTCTGTAGGCACGCCTATCTCCACAGTAGGGTAATCAGCTTAAATAGAATGAGGCGGAGGGCCTAGCGGTCCTCCAACTCTTTAGGAGAAATTTATGGCTTTTAAGTCAGACGTTAAATCAGTCTTTAAGACAGCTGGGGTTGCAGCCGATCCAAATGGAATATCTGCCACAGCAGGAGTCGGAAATAACGCAGCACTTGTAATCGGCGGCGCGTTGGCTTCTGGCGGTGCAGTGGCATTAAATGCAGGGCAGCTTGTAACTATACTTTCCGCTGGAGACGACTCAGGTAAATCTTTCACTATTGTCGGCACTGATATTACGGGTGCTGCCTTGACAGAAAGTCTTACAGGTGCAGATGACGCAACGGCGACCAGTGCAAACTTTTTCAAAAGTATCGCTTCTATAACCGCTGTTGGTAATCCAGCCGGTAATGTTACAGCAGGAGTTTCGGCTTCTTGTGCGGACATTATATTTGGTGGAAGAGCTCGGTTAAAAGGTTCTTACATTGTTAGTTCAGCAACAGCTGGAACCATTAAGTTTAGAGACGCTTCAGTAACAGGTGAGATTCTAGTGGAATTTGGGACTGTTGCTAGTGCCACAGCTACTAGAGATATTACTATGCCTGATGAGGGAGTATTGTTTACCGGCGGAATCTTTATCACCTACACAGGTGCTACTTTTGCGTCCATGACAACCTTCCATGCGTAATGGCTACAACCGACGACGTTAAGAGAACGAAGTCTGGGAGACTTACCTATAGTGGTGAGTCGTTCCCTGGCTATAACAAACAGGTAAGGACGCCAGGAGCCAAGAAGAAGTTTAAGGTTCTTGCTAAGAAAGGCGACCAGGTAAAGCTGGTTCGCTATGGCGATTCTAAAATGAGTATTAAATCTGACCAGCCTGCACGGAAGAAGTCTTTTCGTGCTAGGCACAACTGCGATGCGGTGCAGAAGAAGAAAGATGTTTTCGCACCATCGTACTGGTCCTGCAAAAACTGGTGATAAATTATGAGTCAAATGCCTGGTGATATGGGTTCAATCATTTTGAAACAAGCAAGTGATCGGCGTCAGCTAGAGAGGGCCCTAAAAGGAACCAACATGGAAATGCCGCAAATGCGGACTATGGAGTTTCGAGATCGTAACGGCAATGGCATCGATGATCGTGATGAGGCTACTGGCGGTCCAGCTCCTATGCCAGGCGGTCCTGTCATGGGCTACCCAGAGCAGAGATTTCCTCAGCCCCAGCCTCTGCCAGGTGGGGGTCTTTTTGACAGACTTCAGCCAGTCAAGCCACCAGGATTACCACAACCTCCTCGTATGGATGTGGGTGAGCCGGTAAGTCCGCCACTTGGCAGTATCGTTGCTCGGCCAGGAATAATGCCTGGGCAGCCGGATCAAAGAATGCCACCGCGCCCACCAGGTGCTGGGTCTCTTTTTGATACGCCTGATAAGAATGACTATAACCGTCTACTGGCTAACGCTTATCAAGATCAATACCGTAACGCCCCAAGCCCGTATGCAGCGCAAGCCGACTATCTAATGAATCGCCCGGTTTTTGATCGTGGTCCTAGGACTGACGATCCAATGTTTGCGTTTCGAGCAAAGGATGATCCTTTTGCTGCAATGAGAAGACAGCAGCCTGTTAGAGATGAGGCAAACGCCGCAGCAGCCGCTGCTGCCAAGGCACAACAGGATAAGCTTGCAGCAGACGAAGCTGCAGCAGCCCAGGCTGCACTTGATGCTACCACTGCAGAAGAAGCTGCAGCAGCTAAAGCTGAACAAGAAAGAATTGCTGCAGAGAAAGCTATTGCTGCTCAAGCAGAGACTGACAGGGTTGCTGCAGAAGCAGCCGCTGCTCAAGCTGCGGAAACTGCCGCGGCTGCCGCTGCACAAAAAGAAGCTGCCGATGCTGCTGCTGCAACACAGGCTGCTGCAGAAGCAGAATCTTTGCGGATTGCTAAAGAAGCTGAGAATCAGAGACAGGCTGACCTACAGGCGCGTCTTGCTGCAATGGAAGGCCAGTTTGGCGACTTTAATGGACGCTTTGGTAACTTTGATCCCGCAGCAATACAGGCTAACATTGCTGCAGCACAGGCTGCGTCTGCTGCTAATGCTGCAACTATTGCAGACACACCAGCAGTGGACCCAGACTTGCAATCTCGTATTGATGCCATGCAAGGACAGCTAGGTGACTTTAGTGGACGCTTTGGCGGCTTTGATCCTGCAGCTCTTAGAGCGCAGATTGAAGGTCTTAGTTTAGGCGATGGCGCAGGCATAGGAAACGAAGGAGGAGCTACCGCCCCTGGTTTTGTGGCGCCTACTGATAGGACTGTGCAAAAAAGCAGAGAAGGTATTGTTAATCGTGACCTGGGCGGAATGGACAAAGATGCTATTAGAGCTCGTATTGACGCTTTGCAAGGCGGTACACCTAAGCCGCAGATAGACCCTAGCTCGCTATTTAGTGATCCTGGTTTAGGTGGCGGACCAGTGCCTCGTCCAGGACCAGCCCCTAGGGTAGATAACCCAAGAGTAATGCCAGCACCTGCACCTGCCCCATCCGGTGACTTCCAGTCTAATGTTGACTTTATGAATCAGATGGCTACGCAGAACGCCCAGGTAGGATCAGACGGCCAGGCGGTAATGCCTAGTTATAGTTATGATCCTGCAACAAACGAGTATGTGCGAGATTCTTCGGCCTTTGGTTTGACAGGTGACACGGCTATCACTCGGTACAGTCCTGAAGAATTTCAGCAGGAATTTGGGCGCACGCTGAGTAAACAGGGTTCTGCAGCGCCTAAGCCTAAAACCATGCCTAAATCCGCGCCTAAAGTTATAGCTGGACCTAAGCCTAAAGTAATAGTAGACCCTGTAAATCCAAAACCAAAACCTGTGCCTCGCGGAAAAATAACCGATAGACGCAAAACTAAAAGAGGAAGAAGATAATGAATAAGAAAAGTATGCCTGGTTACAAAGACGGTGGTTCTGCAGCTAAAAGCAGAGGCGGACCTAAGAGCAATAACTGCGGTTTGTTTGGCCGTGTTCAAGGTAAGATGAATGGCGGTGCTATGCAGCCTATGGGTGGGCGTCAGAACCTAGCTAATGAAGAGACTAACCGACCAAACTTTGGTAGAGATACTACAAACTATCAATACCGAAACGCAAGCAAGGACATGGGTAGAGCGGCTCCAATGAAACCTCCTGGCGGTATGAAAGGCGGCGGCATGGTGAACATTCGTAATAAGAAGAAACGCTAATGGCTGTTAGCGGAACTAAGACATTTGAGCTAGATGTAGCTGAATACGTTGAGGAAGCATTCGAGCGATGCGGCCTTGAGCTGCGTACTGGTTATGATCTCAAGTCCGCTAATCGCTCTCTAAACCTGATGTTGGCAGAATGGGCCAACAGAGGGTTAAATCAGTGGACGGTTGCCCAGAAGGCAATCCCTATGGTTCTGGGGAGCGTTGAGTACAATGTAGACGCCGTAAATCCTACAGCGACTATTGATGTCTTAGATGTTTTTGTGAGAGAGACTATTGGCGGTAGAGCAACTGACGTTCCGTTAAGCAGGATGTCCAGGGCTGAGTATTCACACCTGGCTACCAAGACAACTACCGGTAAGCCTAACCAGTTTTATATTAATAAAGCCCTTAGTCCTACTATTACCGTTTGGCCTTCACCTGACAAGAACAGCACCTATACGTTGTATTGTAATGCTCTTACCAGGATGGACGATGCTGGCGCTGGTGCTAACACTATGGACCTGCCTTTTCGTTTCTATCCCTGCCTGGCAGCAGGACTAGCTTATTACCTGGCGCTAAAGAAGGCACCGGAGAAAGTTGGCATGCTAAAGCAGATGTATGAAGAAGAATTTCAAAGAGCATTGTCGCAAGATGAAGAGCGGGCGTCATTTAGAATTGCACCCGATTTACGCGGATATAACATTGCCTGATGTTCACTAAAAGAAAAAAACAATTTAATCCCCCTGTAGGGTCTCCGGCGCACGAAGCAAGAATGGAGCGCCAAAGGGCTCGAAGAGCGGTTGATGCCAAAGCAAAGAAAAATGGTGGAGACAGGAATAAAAACGGCATTGCTGACAAAAGAGAGAAAAAAGATATTTCGCACAACAAGGCATTGTCTAAGGGGGGTACAAACAAAGATGGGTACAGGCTTGAGTCAAGAAGCAAGAATAGAAGCAGAAACTACAGGAAAAAAGGCAAATAAATGGCTTTTGCATCAAACAAAAGAGCATATGGAATCTGTGATATTACAGGGTTTCGTTATCGCCTAAAGGATATGAAGAAGACCTGGGACGGTCTTTTAGTAGGACCGGATCAATGGTCCCCTAAAGAACCGCAGCTCATGCCAAAGCCTACGCCTATAGATCCGCAGGCATTGAAGGACCCAAGACCAGACCCATCTTCAGATGGAAATGACAACACCGTATTCACCATGTACGCAAGCGTTGGTGATGGTATTTTAGGCACAACTTTGCAAACATTTGCAATAGGTGCTAGTGTAGGATCTGTGGAGGTAACTACAACATGAGCTTTACATTAGCGACTTTAAAATCTACGGTGCAAGAGTATTTGCAGGTAAATGAGACCACGTTTAACAGCAGCCTAGACGAATTTATTAGGGAATCAGAGGATCGTATATTCTCTATGGTTCAGCTGCCAGAACAGCGCAGGAACGTCCAGGGAGTCACAACCCAGGGCAACCGGTTCTTATCTACGCCCTCAGATTTTCATGCACCCTTTTCTGTGGCGGTTATTAAATCAAACATATATTCTTATCTGTCGTTTAAGCACCCCTCATTTATAAAAGAATTCAGCCCTGACTCTACTGTTACTGGAAAGCCCAGGTATTACAGTCTGTTTGACAATAGCGCATTTGAGATATCGCCGGTGCCAGACGAAGCTTACACTGTAGAGCTGCATTACTTGTATAAGCCCGCCTCATTGACCGCGGGTGCTGATTCAGGCACTACTATACTGTCTACGAAGTATAGCGATGCTTTGTTGTACGGCACATTAGTTGAGGCTGCGGTGTTTCTTAAAGAAGCTCCAGATGTGGTTGCCACCTTTGAAACTAGGTTTAAAGAAGCCCTCACTCGCATGAAGAACTTGAGCGAAGGCCGAGAGACCAGGGATGAGTACAGGTATGACTTACTAAGAACGGGTGTTACTTAGATATGATGAAAGACAATATTGACTTTGGCTTGGGGCAGGTAATGGTTTCAACCACAAATAGCGGTGGCCATGATCCAGAGTTTTGGGCTGAACAAGCTACAAATAAAATTTGTGGGATATCAGAACAAGCAGCCCCGCATATTAAAGAACAAGCGTTGGCTTTCAGAGCGGCGGTTTATAATGTAATATTGGCAGGTATGAGAAGCGCAATTGCTTCTGACCGTGTTACAGTGTCCCATAAACTAAAAGAAATTGGGCATAGTGACGTTGCCAAATTTATTAAGGAGCTGTGACAATGGCTATAACTTCAGCAATATGTAATTCTTTCAAGCAAGAGCTCTTGGTTGGAACGCACAACTTTACAAATGGTGCTAACAGCTTCAAGCTGGCGCTATACACTTCCTCTGCAAGCTTAGGCGCAGGCACAACGGCGTACACAAGCTCTAATGAAACAAGTGGAACTAACTACTCAGCAACAGGATCTGCGCTAACAAATGTAACACCTGTTCTAGCCAGCACTACTGCCGTGTGTGACTTCAATGACTTGACCTTCTCTAATGTTACAATAACCGCTCGCGGTTGCTTAATTTATAACGACACGAATTCAGATAAATCTGTTTGTGCGATTGACTTTGGCGGAGACAAGACTTCAACTGCTGGCGACTTCACTATTGTATTTCCAACGCCAACAGCTTCGGGCGCGATTATAAGATTAGCGTGATAGCTGATGCCGCTATCAAAGATAGAATTTCAGCCTGGCATTAACAAAGAAGCCACCGATTACAGCGCCCAGGGCGGCTGGGTTGACGGCAATCTTGTGCGTTTTAGAAAGGCCCGCGCTGAGAAGATAGGTGGCTGGCTTCAACTGGGCACTCAATACTACTTAGGTCTTGGCCGTGCCATGCACAGCTGGATCTCTCTGGGTGGCACCAGGTTCTTAGGTATAGGAACTACCTTCAAGTATTACGTTGAAGAGGGTGACGCTTACAATGACGTAACCCCCGTAAGACTTGTAACCAGTGCTGGCGATGTAACCTTTTCTGCGGCTAATGGCTCTTCCACCCTTACTATTACAGACACTGCACATGGTGCGGTGACTAATGACTTTGTTACCTTTAGCGGAGCAGCAACTCTTGGCGGCCTTGTAACGGCTGCAGTATTGAATCAAGAGTATCAGATCCTTTTAGTTACAGGCACAAACACTTATACGATCACAGCAAAAGACACTAGCGGCAATACTGTTACTGCTAACAGCAGCGATTCCGGCAATAGCGGCGGGAGCACTGTAGGCACATACCAGATAAATGTGGGCCTAGATACTTATGTAACTAGTACCGGTTGGGGTGTAAATACCTGGGGTGCAGGTACGTTTGGATCGGCCAGTGCAATTTCAGCAGTTAATCAGCTGCGTCTTTGGACCCATGACAACTTTGGTGAGAACTTAATCATCAACCCTCGCGGTGCAGGCATTTACCGCTGGAAAGAAAACGATGGTGTATCGGTAGTGGCTAAAGAGCTATCTACCCTCTCCGGTGCTAACCAGGTCCCGACGGTTGCCCTCCAGGTTATTACCTCAGAGACTGACAGGCACCTTGTCGTATTAGGCTCTGACGGACTGGATGCAAGTGGTGTGCGTACCGGCATTATTGATCCCATGCTTGTATCCTTTAGTGATGCAGAATTTGAATTGGAGTTTGAGGCTCTAGCCACTAACTCAGCAGGTGATGTACGATTAAGCTCCGGTTCCTTTATTGTGGGCGGCCTAAAGTCTAGGCAAGAAATTCTAATATGGACCGATACCAGCCTATACAGCATGAACTTTATTGGACCGCCGCTGACGTTTGCTGTCAACCTGGTCAATGAAGGCGCTGGTCTTATTGGACCCAAGGCTGCAGTAAATGCGTCCAACGGTGTGTATTTTGCGTCCAAGACAGGTTTCTATCTCTACACAGGTGCGGTAAAGAAACTACCGTGCAGCGTGCAGGAGTATGTATTTGAGGATCTTGATTTAAGCCAGGCATTCAAATGCCACATGGGTCTTAACTCAGAGTTTGGTGAGATGTGGTTCTACTATCCCTCTAAGGAAGATGGCACTGGCGAGATTAGCCGGTATGTCATCTACAACTATGAAGAGAATACCTGGTCAATTGGCTCATTGGTTAGATACTCCTGGCTGGATGCCGGTATTGAGGATCTCCCTATATCTGCAGCGCAAGAGTCTGGGCAGAGCCTTATCTACAATCACGAGACTGGATTTAACGATAACAAGGCTGCCATGACCAATGTATTCATTGAGTCAGGTGATATGGCTATTGGCGATGGAGATAGCTTCTCCTTTGTTAAGCAGATCATTCCAGATGTTGCCTTTATAAAAGATGGCACCCAGAGCAACAGTCCTGCAATGAACATTGTCCTGAAGAGACGAGATTTCCCAGGGCAATCATTGACAACTGACTCCACGACTAAGGTGACTGAAACCTCTACATTAAGCGGCGTAAGGAGCAGAGCTAGGCAGCTTGTATTCCGGTTTGAGTCAGACGACGATGGAAACATTAGCGACCAGCTAGGATATAAGTGGAGGCTGGGCTCTACCAGGATTGCAATTCAACCAAGTGGTAGAAGGGCATGAGCAAGCTGCTGGAGACTAGGCTGCCATTAGCTTCTGGCGGTTTTGGCGACGATGTAGACATAGATACATTTAACCGATTAGTCAGAGTACTTGAGCTAAACCTTGGCGCCATTGATATTACAATATCGCCGCATTTTAACGCCGCACAAATTAGTACACTTCAGTTTGCAACGGGTGCTATAATCTTTAACTCAACTAACCAAATACACCAGGCTTTTGATGGAAATGCGCTGCGAGACTTGTATTCCCACCAGACCTATCCAGCTGGTCAGGTAATCACATCCGGCTTGGGAACTGTAACGGTAAACACGCCATGAATATGAAATTAGAAGACCAGCTTTTTAACAGCGTTCAATCAGAGATGATGAATCCTGGAACTCCTGCAATGTTTGCAGACGGGGGCGAAGTTGATATGTCTCCCGCTCAAATGGCATTGATGGCTCAAGCTCAAGAAGCTTCTGTTGAATCCGCAATAACACAAGATCCTAAAGCAGACATCGCTGCTGCCATCGAAGAATTGATGATGCAGGCGCAGATGACTGACGACCCCACTGAGCGCCAACAATACGAACACTTAGCTGAAGCAGCTATAGTTGGTTCTAATGCGCCTATGGCTGAGCAAGCTATTGCCCTGGCTAACGAAGGTCGAGGTGATGACACAGCTCTTGCCCACCTTAGACCTGGCGAAGTAGTCCTTCCTCCTGAAGCGTTTGAAGATGAAGACTTTGAGCGTGCAGTACAACAACGATTTGAACAGCTTGACATCGACCCCCACCAGGCGGTTGTTGGTTTGGGCATTGCCTCATTAAACCCTATGACTGGCCTAGAAGAATTTGGTTTCTTCAAGAAGCTGGCTAAGGGTGTTAAGAAGGTAGTTAAGAAAGTCATTAAGCCCCTGGCTAAAGTAGCCCAGTTTATTCCTGGTCCCTGGCAGCCTATCGCTGCACTGGTCAACAAGGCATACACTGTCTACGATGTAGCGAAAGGTAACATTAGTCCTTTAGCTCTTTTGACTGTTGCAGGACCTGGAGCTACCGGTGGCAGCTTTAGCGATAATGTAGGCGCTATCACCAAAGCCGGAAGTACGGCAGGCGGAGGCTTCTTTAAAGGTCTAGGTTCTTTAACCAGCCAAACTGGCAGCGCGATTAGCGGCGGCCTAGGCAACTTGGCCTCAGCTCCAATGGACACTTTGTTTGGTGGCGTAGGCATGAACAAAGGTATACCAGGACTGCTCAAGACAGCAACATATTCTGGTGCTGCTGCAGCGCCTGGAACTGTAGCTGGAGCTGGCTCTACCGTGTTCCGTCCAGGAAGTTTACCTGGCGCACCAACAACTATGCTGGGCAAAGCTGCGTCAACACTAGGTGGTGTGGCCGGCGGAGGAATGCCAGGTGCTCCTGGTTACGACATGAGCGGTCAGTACCTTGACCCTCAGCAGATTGGGCAGCAGGTTTTTGCAGACGCTAAGGCGGCGGGAGCAACAGATGAGCAGGCTCAGGAGGCAGCAAACACTGCCTATGAGTCAGCAATGGCGGCGCTTGGCGCTAATACAGGAGGCGCCGATAGCACGACTTCTAGCGGATTGTCAAGCCTGAACCCATTTACTAATGACGGTGCATTTGATAATGCATTTGATACTCCAGACTATATTAAAAACATTGGCAAGAGCTTAGGCTTTGGAAGCAAGAACGAAACACCTGATTTTATAAAGGCATTCAGTGGAGGTTCTGGAGGCGGAGGATTTGGCGGCAAGGATCTTGCGGCAATGGGGTTAGCTGGGCTGCTTGGTAAAATGGCTTATGACGAAGCCAAGAATGCTAAAGGTGTAGCGCAGACTCCCCTAACGACAATGAACTCAGCTGGTCGATATAATATAGAAGCAGAGATAGCCAGGCGAGAGGGTAAGGAAGCTCCTAACCCAGTCGAGTTTGGTTTGCTACCTTCTAACACTTTCCCCACAATGAGTGGGGGCAGAGCAACACCACCCCCCGCACCTAGCGGAATGCGTTATGGTGGACCTGTCATGCAGTTTGCTGAAGGCGGCAACGTGGCAATGGAAGAC